GTTCCTGAACCAGCTGGCCTGCGAACATTCGGTCATAGGAGACGCGCTGCATGTCGAAATGCCGGCAATCACCGATCACGGCGGACTTCACCGCCGAGTAGTCGATGACATCGCCCTCAGTGGCTGTCACGTAGCCGCGGTCAATCCAGTCCCGGAGGGGTATCTGAAGCTGCTTTTCCAGGTCGTAGACCCGTTCTTTTGGCACCCACAGCCGGGTGAAGAGGTCCAGCTCGAAGCCGGGACGGTTCGACTCCACCCAGACAGACCATGCGGTGAGGTCCGACGTGGCGGAAAGGTCGAGCCCGCCCCATGCCCTGCGGCCCCGGAGAGGGGTCCTCTGCGCGATCCGCAGCTGGTTCCACTTCTCCATGTCTACCCAGCGCATCTGAGACGGCGAGCGCCGGTTCAGTGACAGCTGGAGGAACGCCGGGAGGGTAGTGGGTGAGGACTTGGCTTTGAGCGCCTGCTGGCGCATGTACGCCAACGTCGGGGACTTGCCAAGGCCCGGGTTGGCTTTGTACCAGGTGGCCTCAGCGAAGGGGTCATCATCGGGGCCGGCGGCCCAGATCACGCCGTAGAAGGACGGGTCCTTGACGATGCCGTTGGCGACGTTGCGCGTGTAGACGTGCTTCTCGTCGTACGGTGTGCCCTCTTCCGCCTCATCTGCCGTGGTGATGAACACAATCAGCGGCTGGTCCCGGGCACCGACGCCGGTTTCGATTGCCTCGATCAGCTTGCGCTGCAACCGCAGCGTGTGGATCTCATCAATCGTGGCGCCGGAAACGTTCAGTCCGTGGGCGGTCTCCGCGACTCGTGAGAGGACGCGGAGGATGCCGGCGGTCTTCGGTACCCGGACAACCTCTTTGAGCGGCTCGATGCGCTTCCTGGCCGCCGGTGAGGTCATCAACATGCGCTTGGCGTCATCGAACACGCGCATTGCCTGCGTGGTGGATCCAGCTGCGTTGTAGACCTCCGCGCCCATCTCGCCGTCAGCGAGGAGCAGGACCCCCGAGATGCCGGAGGCGAACGTGGACTTGCCGTTCTTACGCGGAATCTCGATCCAGACGGTTCTGATCACACGCACAACGCGGTCAATCTCCGCGTCATGGTAGACCCAGCCAAAGACCGGGGCCATAACCCAGACAACCTGCCACGGGTCCAGGCCTTCGCCCAGACGCATCCGGGTACCGGCCCAGCGGCCCTTCGAGTGCTTGAAGGTACCCAGGGCCCGCAGCGCCTTGCGGGCGCGGTCCACATCGAACCAGGACCCGGGATGATCGCCTGCCTGGTTGGCAACCACCAGTGGTTCCTTGCCGGCTGCGTCCACGATCTGCTCGTGGGTCATGCCCAGTTCCACCAGCGCCTCGTAAGGCGCTGGCAGGCGGTCCGGGTCGAAGTCCGCGAGCATCAGACCTCCCTGTGATCCGTTCTACGGGTCAGCGCGGAAGGACATCATGCGTCACCGGTCCGGGACGCAGTCGTTGAACGCCTTTCGGTAGGTGTCCACGTAAGTTTCCTTTTTGGCGCCGTTGTAGGTGACCTCCCAGTACATGCCCGACACAGCGTCGGTGCTGATCAGGGCTTTCCAGTTCCCGAGCACCTTGCAGAACCAGACGATGTACAGCTCATCCGGTTCATAACGCGCCGCCACGCGGGACACAGCGTCCTTGGCCTTTTGCAGGAACCGGTCCGGGTTGCTCTCCGCGCTTCGCACAGGCACCCAAATCTCGCCGTCTACGTTGTTGCCGTGCTGATCCATGTGACCCCTGCTCCTCAGAATTGCGTGAAATCGTGGGCTGGCAGGAATCGAACCCGCATCCATCACGGCTGACCACCGTGTGCATCTTCCATTGAGCTACAGCCCTCCCGCGTTCATGTCCGCGGGCTATTCAGTTATGAGTCTTAGTCCTGCTGTTGAAACGTCAGCAGATACCTGGCGCCGGCCTCGAACGTCTCCGCTACTTCATCAGTGACGTGCATGATGACGGACAACCCGGGTGTGTACTTGGCCCAGGCCTTGTTCCGCTCGTCGTTGTAGTCCGCGTTAAAGCTCAGCTGCGTCTGGCCAGCGCTGCTCTCGCCCTTGCTGGACAGCGTGGCAACTGCTGTGGTCTGTGCGTTGCCGGAGCCATCGTGCTGGACGTTGGCCCAGTAGCCGCGGTTGTACGAAGCGATGTTTCCGCTGGGACCAATGATGTGGAGACGCTCATCGTCGTCCACGTGCCACTTAGTGGCGTTGCTGTGGGTAGTGCTGTCGTCTTTGCCGTGCTGCACGGTGATTGACATGTTGGTTCTCCTGTTGGTTCTGGTGGTGGGTGGTGGTCGTGCCGGCGTCTCTCGACATGCGGCTGGGCCCGTGACGCTGGGCTGCGCTTTCACGGAATGACGAATAATCCCTAGTCGAACGGGTCTTCGTCGTCGCCGTCGTCCGGACGTGACGGCAAACCGGTCCGGGCCGATGGAGACAGCCCCAGCTCCCGGATGTAGGTCTTCAGCTGCGTCCGGTACTGGCCGGCCACCGTGGTCATGGGGTTCTTGCAAGGCCCCCGCTGGCCCATGACGATTAGGCCTTCCCTGGACAGTTCGTGCTCGCACCACTCGAGGCGGGCCACGCAGATGCACATGTCGACAACCACGGAGTAGTCCGGGTTGCCCAGGCCGATGGATTGCAGCAGGACTGGCACTACGCGGGCCCATTCCTGGGCCGCCCGGCGCTTCACAAAGCGTGTGCCGTTGATCGCCTGCCGGCGCATCTCGTAGTCGGCCAACTGCTTCTCGTACCGGTACTCACGCTGGACGAAATGCTCGATCGACTCTTCATCGTCGCGGACGGGCTCTTTGGGCTTCCTGGGCGCCTTGGCCTCGGGCAACTCTTTAGACCAGTCCGGCTCAGGAAATTCACCAGGCGGAACGGTCGCGGACTCCGGAACTGGGCGGTGTCCGGGGTTCCCTTCACGGACAATCGCGAGCGCCGGGCGGCCAACTGGACCAGCCATTGGGGTACCCCCTGATCAAAAAGGTCTAACCTGCGGCGGGAGGAGTTCCCCTGCCCGGCGGCTATTTCGGAAGGGCTCCAAGGGGGTACCCCCACCCCCTTGCGACCCGGAATGTAGGGGCGAAACGGGCCATTTACTGCTTCCGATTCCACCCTCCGGGCTGATGTTTGGCCGTTTCGGACGAATGGCAAGGCTTGCACAGTCCGCGGCCCCGTTTGGGATCGTCAGGGTTCAAGCCCAGCGTTATCAGTCCCTTTCGGGATACCGGGAAGTGATCGGCTTCTTGAGATGGTCTCCGCATACACAAGACGCATATCGGGTCTCGTGCCAAGACTTCATCACGGAACCTGGAGTGTCCGACGCTGGTGTACCCGCGCTCGGCTGCTGTGCCGCGGCCCTGATCCGCCGCTCGTCGGTGCCCCTCGCACCTGCCGCTGCTCACCAACTCGGGGCAACCAGGGTGAGAGCATGGCTTCTTTATCGCCCGTGGCATGACGCCTCCACTGTTCAGCGCACACGACAAAGGCCCCGCCGGATTTACCAGCGAGGCCTTGACCAAAGTGTTTTGGGGACAACTATCCCGCGCACACACATTCTATGCAGAGTCCATCCCGATTAACAACAACGTCCTCGTCTCCCGCGTGTCACAGGAACGCGGCCAGGAGATGTAGTGCGACGCCCTCCCACTTGGCGCCACAGTTGCCGCATGAGGCGTGCGCTCCTCCTGCGGCGGGAACTGCGGTCAGGGCCGGCTTCCTGATCGTGTCGCCGTCCTCGTCAACTTCGTAATGGGTCAGTCCGCAAGCCGGGCACTTCCCCTTGAGTTCGATGCGGTGCTCTGGGTTGAACAGGTCTTCAATCTCGTTGCACCAGCCGCTGATCATCCGGGCGGCCTCCCGTTCTTTCTCAGGGTTCGCCAGTGCCTTCATTGCCCAGAATCGGATGCGCTTCTCCACCGAGAGCGCGGTGAGCCTGTCGGTTCCGCCGGAGGTCCAGTACTGGTAGGTGCTCGTCTCCTCGATCTTTCGCATGAGGTCAAAGGCATTGAGGGCAAGTGGTGTAGGCCGGCCTGATCCGCCACCTGAGCCAGCTCCAATGCTCCCCTTGATGGCTTCCCGTAACTGGCCCAGGAGCGAGGGCCACATTCGGAACCTGACCACAGGGTTCCCATCGGCGTCTTCAGTGCGTACTGGCTGCGGAGTGTCCCTGGTCAGGAGGCTTACTGCTGCGTCAAGGTCGAGCTGCTCTCTCATGCCTGGCCTCTCAGGTCGTTGAGGATGTGGCCGTTCGCCAAGTCCTCGGGACGCCAGACGCCGGCGTTGAGCTTGGCGAGCTGCATGCTGCTGATCCAGTCGAACTGCTCAGGGGTAAGGCGGCCTTTGGTGGTCTTCAGTTCGCGGAACAGGGCGCGCTGCCGGTGCTCGCTAACCAGGACCAGATCAGGGAAGCCCTTCTGGGACCGGCGTGAATCGTGGGTGTGGTAGACCAGCCGGTAGCCGTTGAGCTTGGCCAGCTCGATGACGGCGGACTGGAACTGGGATTCGGACATTGCGGGGGCTTGGGGTGCGTTCACTTGCCGGAGTCCTCCTGGCATTTGCGGCAGGGCTGTTCTTCGTTGTGCTCGGTGCAGGTGGTTTCGGTGACGGTGGAGGGCTTACCGCTCCAGCCGTGCCAAGGGGATCCATACCTGCCGGGTGCGTTCACTGCTGGTGTTGGTCCTGCATCATGGCGAGAGCTAGTCCCTTGCTGCCTGGAGGCAGCGGCGGGCTGGGGTTTGCCCTTGCCTCGCCTTCTTCTGTTGCGGGGTGAGCGGGAGGGTTCAGGAGCGGTAACCCCATCTCTTAACCCTTCGGTTACCCTGCCCTGCCCTGCCCTGCCCGGGCGCATGCCCGTACGCGCGCCCACGGGGATAGCTTTTTCGTCTGATATCAGCTCTGGTTCCTCCAGCGAATCAGATTTGATATCCGGCCTGATCGGCGCTCCAGCGGCGGTGCCCGGGGCCTGGGGCATCTCAGCGGCCGCAGGCGCGGGCGAGACGTTCCCAGAGGCTCCAGCGGACTCCTGCGAGCGCGGGGCGGGGTGTAGGGTCATGCCGGCTTGCTCGGGGGTGCGTGCGCCCTTCTTGCGGTTGCATGCGAGGCAGGCCAGGACGATGTTGCGGGTGCCGCAGTAGAGGTTGGGTACGACGTGGTCCATCTCGCCGCGGAACTCGGATTTGCGGTCTGCTCGCTTGATTTCGCGTTGGCAGTAGCGGCAGAGACCAACGGCTGGGTTCGCCGGGTCATCGATGCAGTCACGTGCCCAGACCGCGGCGATGATGGCCGGGTCCTTGAGTTCCTTGCGCTTCCCTCGGGTGGTCTTCACCTGCGCTGCGGTGTCGTAGCCCATGGCGAACCAGTCATGGTAGAGGTAGGTGCCGGGCTTGACGGCGGGGCAGCGTTCGCAGGTGTGCCCGGGGGTGTGCCAGAGTTCAGCGGAGACCAGGAGGTCTGCGAGCTCGACAGCTACACCGTGGTTGAGCGTGATCGATACCAGGTCCTCTACGGTGGACACACCGTCGTTGAGTGCCGCTTGGCACATCGATCCGGCCATGGTCCACAAGCCCAGGGCGGCGAGGCCCCGGACATCACTCATCAGCGCTTTGCGTGCAAGTGTTTTCGCTTTCTGGTTGACGTGGAACTGGTCATCGATCTGGAAGAACATAGGCTAAGTGCTCGCCTCCTGGACCCCCGCAGCGAGCGCATTAGCGGTGGGGCAGGGCCAGCCAACTTCGCCGTATTCGCCGGAGAGGTCATAGTTGCCGTCGTCAAGGCTCTCCATCACGGAGGAGTCGGAGCATGTGCCGCAGATGTCGCGGACGTGCTTGTCTTCCTGGACATGGCCTTCGTCGTCCAGCTCGTAGATCGCCAACGGCTCGTGCAGCTTTTCCACGGCTTCAACGGCGGCCACAAGGCGGGCCAAGTCCGTGGGAGCATGAGCGATCAACTCGGCGTCTTCTTCCTCATACACGATGTTTTCGCCTACCTCCCAGAAGTCAGGCTCACGCTCTGAGTCGCCACCGAAGCCAACTCGAAAAGGCTTGACTTCCCATGATCCGGGTGTGGCTGCTTGGAGGCGGGCTTTGATCCCGTCCAGGGCGCTCACGGCTTCTCTCCGTTTTTGCAGTGGTCGATGAAGCAGGGGGTGGAGCAGAAGTCGAGTTTCTGCCCGTCCTTTTCGGTGGAGGTGATCAACGGGGTGCCCTGAATGTCTTCTCCGCAGAAGTCGCAGACGATTTTGGCGCTCATGCTTTGCCGCCTTTGACGATGGTGATGTTGGATTCGCCGCGGAGGACCTCGCCGGTGCTGCCGTCCACGATGCCGGGGATGGCGCGTCGGCCGGTGCGGCGTTCCTGGGCTTCTGCCAGCAGCTGGCGTGCCTGCTCGGCTTCGTGTTCTCGCAGCGGTTCGATGTGGAGGATGCGGGCGGTTGCGACGTCCATGCCGGTGTCGATGTCGCGGGTGATGGACTTGCAGTCGATCATGGCCACAACCATTTGTGTGTCGGTGGGGCGTTTGACCAGGTCGATGTTGATGGATCCCAGACCGTCGTCCTCGTATTCTTTGGGCAGTGAGCTGCTGAGCTTGGTCATGCTTCTCCTTGTTCTCCGTGTTTCGGGCAGTCGGGGTTGGTGGGTCTGGGGTGGGCCGGGTGGTATCGCCACGGTGGGCAGCTGCACCCTGGTGTTGGTTGACGGCGGGTACTGGAGCCCATGGCGCACAACTCTGGGCGCTGGCCGCTGCTCACTGAGTCAGGAGGCCCTTGCGTAGCGGCGGCGGTGGTCCATGTTCTTGGCCCGCGTGACCAGGTCGTTGCGGCCCTTGCGGTAGAGCAGCCGCTCTAGGGATTCCGGCTCGACGCCCAGTCGCTCGGTGATCGCGTCCCACTTGTAGGCCTGCTCAACCAGGAACTCCACATCCTCCAGCTGTGCGTCCGTTGCCGGCACCGGCCCCTTGGTCGGGCGTCCGCGCTTCGGTTTGGAGAGTCCAAGGTTCGGCTGTGCCTTCGGGTCATCGATCGTTTCGTCATCCCAGGCGAGGGGCGGCACGTAACCGGCCTTTGCAGCGCGGCTGGTGCAGCGGACACCGCCCGGCCCTGGCTTGTCCCACAGCTGGTCATACACGCGCTTGATGGCGTCGTGCTTGCGCTTCGTGAACCACTGGCCATCCTGAAAGATAACGTTGGCGCTGGGCAGGCCCAGGAGCGGGGTAAGGTCCTGGTGACGCCAGCCGATCGCCAAGAGAGCCTGAATGCGGCGGCGACCACCAATATTCGGCACCAACACTTCACCGTTGGGGCGGACATCCTCCGGCCTCACCGCAAGCAGAGCCTCAGCGTTGCTGCGTCGCATGGTCTTCAGCAGGCCCCGGTGCAAGCGACTAACGGTCATATGGCCGACGCCGGCGGCTTCCGCTATGCCCTCCAGACTCAACATGTGGTTGTGCATGAGGTTCAGGACGTGGGCGCGAACTTCGTCTGTTGGCAGAATGCGGGCCCGGCCCTGGTGCCGCTCAATGCGCCATTGTTTCCGGTACGCGGGGGTGTCAGACCTTTTGGCATAAGTCTTTGTCGTGGTCATCGGGGCTACCTCGCGGCTCCGCGAGCGCGGCGAGCTTCAAGGAAGCTCTGGAGCCCCATGTCGTTGGCCGGCTTGGGCGCGGGGGCTTGCTTCGGTGCCGTCGCGGCGGGCGGGACCAGCGCTGTGCCGGTTGCTAGTGCCTTCTCAACGGTGGTCTTGCCGGCTGCCGCCTTGGGCGTTGCTGCGGGGGCTGGCGACTTCGCTGCTGCTTCGTTTGCCTTTGCTTGGGCGGGTTTCCAGTCCTCGGGCCAGCGGGCGTACACGTCGTACTTGGGCTTGCCGTCGCCCGGGTTCTTGCGGTGAACCTTGGTTTCGAACCCGGACTTGGTCCAGGGAGTACCGGAACTGGAGGAGCTGCGGTCTTCAGCAACCAGTGCCCACCTGCCGGGGTTGTTCTTCAGCGCCGCCACGATCGAGTCATGCAGCGTCAACGCTGCGGGCGGGTCCTGCCACTTGATTTCCACCATTGCCTTACCTTTCGCTTAGCTGCAACGGCATTCGCCGGTCTGCAAGTTGATTGGGGCGTTGCAGGATCCGCAGCGCTCCACTTTCTCGGGCCTGCTGGCCTCTACCTTCGGGCTCATACCTTGGCCCATCCGTTCAGGTTGGTGCCGGCTTGCCGGCAGGCTCCGATGGTCATCCAGCCGTAGTCGAAAGCGTCCTTGCGGGTCCGGAACTCTGGCTCGTCAATGTGGTGCTGGATGCCCATGCCGTCCCAGAGCGTGAGAAGCCACTGGCCGTCTTCCTTTCGGCGGACGCCGGCTCGCGGGAATTCGGCGCGGTCTACCAGGAACGGGTCTGATGGTGTGGGAGCGGGGAAGTCGCTGAGTGCCTTCACATGGTCCAGGACTACCTGCCGGGCCATCCACTGCTTGCCGATCGGGGCGAGGTCGTCCAGGACCTCGGGCCGGTAGCCGCAGCCGCAGACGTGCTCGTTGTCCGGATTCTCCGTGAGGAAGTGGTTACTCATTGTCGGCGTCCTCGTCTTCCTGCTCTTCGCTTGCGGCCTCAGCGAGGCGGGCATCATGGGCCTGCTGGAAGTGGTCCAGTACTTCCTGCTCGACCGCGGACAGCTCGTAGTGGTAGACGCTGCCCAGGTCCTCGATCCAGCCCTTGGGCCCCCACGTATGGCGGTAGTCGCCGGCGTCCCATGCCCAGAGCTTCAGCAGCTCGTCTTCCTGGGACCGCTCGGCCATGTGCAGGAGCAGGGCCATCTGCTCCACGGTCATCGCTGTGAGCGCGGCTTTGATGCCTTGGTGGTCGCTTTCGCTGTCCGGGTGGCGGCCGGTGATCTCTGCGAAGAGGTTGACGTGGGAGTGGAGATGGCGGACCAGGAGGCGGTAGAGGGCTTCGTCTGCCGCGCCTTCGGGAGGGTCGTTGATGACGCCCTTGAGGTGTTCGGCGCGGACGGCGTGGGCGATGTCCAGGGCGGCGGTGAGCTGCGCTTCGCGGCGCTTGGCTTCCTTCTCTTCGTCGGTCAGTTCCGGCGTTACCTTGGGTGCCTTCGTGGGCTTTTCGAACCACTCGATGTCGCCCCACATGCTGATGTATGCGCGGTGGCCGGCGGCGGCGTGTTCTTCCATCGTGCGGGCGGCTTCGTGTTCGTAGAGCCTGTTCCACGGGCCTGAGTAGCGGTGCTCTTCGGGGATCAGTTCGATGCCGGCGGCCTCTAGCGCGGCCTTTGCATTTGCCACCTTCACCGGCGCGTTCCGGCGGCGGGTCTCCATCTCGACTGTGTAGTTCCAGTTCCGTCCCTCGGCGGCGGCCTCAAGGAGCTTGGCCGTCGCCTCTTCGTCATCGGCGAAGTCGACAAGTACCAGCGCCTGGTCAACATTCAGGGTCTGATCTTCCAGCTTGCCCTTGGCGTCCTCGTTGAGCTTGGTCAGCAGCAGGCGCTTCCGGACGTGGCTCTGGGATCGGCCGGTGGCCTTGGCTACCGTCTTGACGTTGAAGCCGTCCCCGAAGTCCAGGATGGTCTGGTAGGCCGTGGCCTCTTCCACCGGGGTCAGGTCCGCGCGCTGGGTGTTCTCGACCAGCATGGCCACCAGCTGCTTCGGCTCGGTGTCCAGGTCTTCACGGATGACGCACGGCAGGGAATCGACGTTGGCGAGCTTGGCCGCGGCATGCCGGCGGTGCCCGGCAATGATGGTGTACCCATCACCGGCGAGCGCGGGGGCGACGACGAGCGGTTGGAGGATGCCCTGCTCGGTGATGCTGTTGGCCAGGTCGGTGACGATCCCGACATCCTTGCGTACGTTCTTGGCGTGGATGACGAGCTGGTCGATGTGGACTTCTTGAAAGGTCGCGTTCACAGTCCGGTGTCCTTTCGGGTAAAGGCCACCAGCGCTTCGTTGGCCGCGTAGACCTCTTCTGCTGCTTGGTTCTCTACGTCAAGGGCCAGCTGCATCGCCTCCTCTGCTTTGACGGACTCGGCCTTGGCGATGGCCAGCTTCCGGTTAGCGGCCGCGCTCTTACGTGCCAGTGCGGTCAGCTCGACGTTGTCCACGGGAGACCACGCCGGGCGGCGAAGGTGGGCGTTGGGGGAGTAGTGCTGCCGCTGCTTCAGCAGGTCATCCAGCTTGGGAACGTGGACGGCTACCAGATCTGCGGGCGCTTCGTTGCCGAGGAACTGCTGTTCGGTCTCGACGGGCTGTTCGGTCATTTCGTGTGTCCTGTCTCAAGGATGAATCCGGCGGCGCCGGCCACTAGGAGGGTGACGCCTGCGAGGTAGGCGGAGTTGATGACGGGGGCGGTCTCGGTGGAGGCGAGGAACAGCAGCGCGCCGATGACCAGGAACGGGAGGTAGAGGAAGATGCGGCGGCGATTCCGGCCGACCCGCACTGAAGGTGACTTCATGCTCATGGGTTGCTCCTGTGTTCGTGGATGGAGTAGCTGGCTCTGTGCTGGCCGTTGATGAGGATGTGCTGTGCGTGGACGTCCACCGCGATCTGCTGCGGCATCGGCCACTTGCTCCGGGCGTACATGGCGATCTGGTCCGCCAGCTCCTTGTTGTCCCGGTAGTGCAGCTCGGCGCGGTCCTTGAACGGCGGCTTCCCCACGGGATGGACGACGGCGAAGCGCCGGACCCGGGTCTTCACGGGCCGACCGAGTAAGCGACGCGGCGGTCCAATGCCCGTTCCAGATTCCGCTGGACCTGGACAACATCGGCGGGGCTAGGGTAAGCGTGGGCGGCAGCCGCAGGAGCCTGGGGGGTTAGCTCTGCGGCTGCCGCATTGGGGCCTGCTGCCACCGTTGGGGGTTCGGTGGCAGCAGGGGCATTGAGGGCGGCGAGCGCTGCGGCTTCGTCGCGGGTGTGGATGTGGTCTAGCTCGTCGCCGTAGCGGTCTACGGACTTCTCTACCTCGGAGGTGAGGTTGTGGACGTGCTTGTCCAGGTCTTCCAGTGAGGCGTTCAGGTGGTCCAGTACCTGGTCGGCGTTGCCGGTCCGGTCGAACTTCCGCATGGTGCGGATGGCGTCGGCTACCTGGATGGCTGAGTCGATGACGCGCTGGGCCAGCTGCTGCCGGCGGCTCTTCTCGAAGGGCAGGTATTTTTCCGTCAGGCCGGCGGGGCCGCCCAGCTTCCGGTCTTCAACACCGAAGAACAGGTTCCGGGGTGGCTCCACTTCAAGGTTTTCCTGCGTGGCTGAGGGCACCATTGATAGACTCGATTCTGATTCGAGGGTCGGCAAAGCCGGCGTTTGGATTGGTTATCGGGCGGTCCAGTGATTCTTTGGTGAGAGGTGCTGGACCGCCTTTTTGTGTGCCGAGTGGGCTTAGGAGGTTTCGGCCGGCGGCTCAGCTGGTGCTGGCTTTAGGGCCTCGATGTCGCTGGGGTGGAACAGGTAAGCACCGCGAAGACCAGGAAGCTTCTGGGCGGGGCTGAGGTCGCCCCGTTCCACAAGCCGAATGATGGTCCGCCAGTTCTTGCCCGAGACCTTGGACGCTTGCGCCGTTGTGATCAGGCTGGGTGCGGTTTTTGGCATGTGTCAAAGATAGCGCACCCTTGGCATATGTCAAAGACTTGCATCAAGGAAGTATCAAGGCGTGAGTTTCGAATTACACGAAAACTTGTGTTTTGGAATGTAGACAAAGCTTTGTCTGTGACATAGCTTTGTCTCATGAGCACTCAACCGATGCACAGCCGAACCCCGGAATTTCAGCTGAAAGACCGGCTCCGCCTAGCGCGTGAACTGAAGAACTTTGAACAGGCAGACATTGCCGCGGAGTTGGGCATCAGTCGCGCTACGGTGTCGAACTACGAGCGTGGGGCAACAGCGCCAGGCAAGCTCGTTATCAATGCCTGGGCAGTCGTCTGCGATGTTGACGTGGAATGGCTGAAGACGGGGAAGGCTTGCGAGGCCCTCAACCCGACCGATCCCGGCGGAGGCGAAACCGCCCCAAAACCTAAGCTGGTCTCAGATCGCAAGCCTTTGGATTACAAGGTTGGCGATTCGGCAAAGGTTGTTGAGTTCCCAGTCCGCCGTACGTTTGACCTTCCCATGGAGGTAGCAGCGTGAGCCCGGCAACGGTGCCGGCCGCTGTGGGAGCCATCCTCACGACCGTGGGGGAGTTGGACGCCCTGCCGCCCCACTCGGTGGTCATAGCCGACCCGGAAGGCCGGAGTGCCCGGGAGGAGGACCGGCAGCTGGCGATGCAGAAGCGAAGCGACTTCGACAGCACGCCCTACTGGTTCGTCGCCAAGGACGCCGGCATGTTTGATGCCATCGCCTCGGAAGAAGCGGTCTACCGATTCCACTACGGACCGTTCCTGGTCACCTGGCTCCCCGCCGCATGACCCGCGAGCAGCGTCTTGCTGAACTGCTGGCCCTGTACAACAGGCTCCGGCAGCAACCCAACGCAACGCAAAAGTAAAGGCCGGCTGGATGTCCTACCATCCGCCGGCCATGCAATCAGTCCCCGGCTACGGACCCTGATCGCGCCACCAGTCTAACCACTGCCACCGCACCAGTCCATAGCCCGTGACGCCCTCATACATCTTGAGGCGGTACGGCTACCCCGCCTGGTGCTTTCGTGCACCCAAAAACACGCTAAGCCTTCATTCACGGGCTGCTTACTGGGTCAGAGCCAGTTCCATTTCGAGCGCACGGGCAGGGTCCATAAAGCGAGCCGGAAGGCCGCACATGCGAAGGAGTGCCAAGACCGATCGTGAGACCACCACTAAGGGTGTATCACCAGATCCGTGCGCACATGCCGCCACTGCCCAGGAGTAATGCCCTGGGCCTTGCTAGCTGCCCCTCCGGGCAGCCAACCGACGACAACCGACCGACTGACGCGGTGTCTCACCAGCTTGCCTTGAACGACCACAAATTCTTTTTGTTGGTCCGACAAGGGCAGGCCCTGCCCTCCTCGCCCCTCCCTCCCTCTGCGGTGATGGAAAACAAAGAAAGGCCCTGCAAAAGCAGTGCCTGAGCAGGCAAAACTTCCAGACTATCGGCCAGAAATCAAGGCCAAATCAGTGTACAAACGACACCGGAAACACACACTAGAGCAGGGGGCAAACATTGGAGACCAACGACACGCTGAATTACTGGACGGCCTGCATGAAAGCAGCCGACCTTACCGACAAGACCATCCGCGAGCGCCTGATCTTCATCCGGCAGCTGGCTCGCGACGTTGACCTGGAGACCGTGACCAGGAAGCAGCTGATCATGTGGATGGCAGGACAGAACTGGTCCAACTCCACCCGCGTGCACCGCCGGTCAGGGCTGCATACGTTCTTCGCATGGATGCAGGACGAAGGTTTGAGGTTGGACAATCCGGCATACCGGCTGCCCAGGGTTGCCACCAGGAAACGCGAACCGAACCCGTTCACCGTGGATGAGATCAACGCGCTGCTGGAATCCGGGATCTACCGGAAGACCCGCGTCATGGTCGCGCTGCACTATTACCTCGGGTTACGAGTCTCCGAAATCGCGGCCGTCAACGGCGATGACATCGACTGGGACAACCGGACACTGTCCACCATCGGCAAGGGCCGCAAGCCGGCCACGCTGCCCGTACCAGCAGCCGTCTGGCCGTTGTTCCTCCAGATGCCCAGGACTGGCTACTGGTTCCCCAACCGGACCAAGAACAAGCTCCACGCTGCCGGCGAGGGACACATCATGGGCAACTCAGTCTCCGGGCTGATCGGGGAAGCCATCAAGCGCATGGGCCTCAAGCACCGGCCGCACGATCTCCGTGCTGCCCTGGCTACCGAGATGCACGAAGCCGGCGTCAGTGACTTTGTCGTCCAGCGCAGCATGCGGCACTCCAACATGGACACCACCACCCTGTACCTGAAGCTGAAGCCGGAAGGCATCCGCCACGGATTCGACAGCTTGCCCGTCATCACCATCCCGGAACGGTCCGGCCGGCGCCGAGCTGCCGACCGGAACGAACCGCTGGCCGCCTGACCAGGGGCAAAAGGAAAGGCCCGGGCACCCTTGGGGAAGTGCCCGGGCCTGCGTGCCCCAGGAGGGAATCGAACCCCCGACCCGAAGATTAGAAGGCTTCTGCTCTATCCCCTGAGCTACTGGGGCAAGGCGCAATCCAGTGTAGCCCTACGCGGCTCCGGCAAGAAAAGCGGCCACGACGTGGCTGGCGTGCCGGTCGTGGTTGTGCCTGGCGCGGTCGTAGCGGGCCGTGATGCGCGGGTCCGAGTGCCGGGCGGCCACCTGCACATCGCGCAGCGGCACACCGGCGTCCAGGGCGGCGGTGACGAACGAGTGCCGGAGGCCGTGCGGGGTGACGTTCTTCTTGATGCCAGCTTTCTTGCACAGCCTGGTAATCGTCAGCGCCGCGGACTTCCGATTTACCGGCAGCCCGGATTTGTTCCGGAGCAGCAGCGGCCCGGCCGTGCGGTCCCCAGCTGCCGCGTCCAGGGCCCGCAGCACCGGCACTGGTAAGGGAATCGTCGCGGGCTTCCCGCCCTTACCAACCAGCCGCAGCACCCGGTGGCCGCGTTCGATCTCCTGGTAGTCCTCGATCTTCACGTTGCAGGCCTCCGAGACCCGCAGGCCCAGCATGCCCATCAGCGTCACCAGGGCAGCGTCGGACGGCGAGGATGCCCTGGCGGTCTGGATCAGGCTGCCCAGCTCCATCCGGTCCAGCCCCATGGTCCGTGACTCGTCCTGGAACACCCGCGGCATCCGGATATGCGCCGCCGGGTTGCGATCAATGTACCCGTCGATCTCCGCGAATGAGTAGAAGCCCCGGACGATGGACAGGTGGTGGGCCACTGTGGCCGGCGAGTTGTGGCGTTCGTCCTCGAGGTAGCGGGCGAAGAGTTCCAGCACCGGCCGGCGCATGCCCTCCAGGGGATCGACGCCGAGGCCGGCGCACCAGTTGAAGAGCAGCTTCAGCGACACCTTGTAGGTTTCCCTGGTCCCGCCCCGGTACCGGGCGAGGTAGCCGGCAGCGGCGAGTTCCGCCGGCGTGGTGATCCTGGTTGTGGGTACGCCAATAAGCGTAGTGTTCTCCATGTCGTCTCCATGAGTCTTAGCGGGTGAATGGTGGCGGCATAGGCCCTGTCAGTGTTACAGCACTGGCGGGGCCGCCGTCGTTTTAGTGGGAGAGAACTACCACCTTACGACGAAAAAGCCCCGCCCTCCAGAGAGGGCGGGGCTTTGTGATCGGGCTGTGATGGTTGGGGAACTTAACCGGTCTTATTGGCCCGATAGACTGTGTCCGTTTGACTTTCATAAAGGGGGAACTTTGGGTAAGAAGCGCATGTCCAAGAGCAAGCTGTCTATCGCTGGACTTAGTGTTTTGGCGGCTGGCACCCTTGCTGTTTGCGCGTATGCCCTAACCCCGCAACAGGCCGGGCAGGCTGGCGCTGTGGTCGTGACACCATCGACGAAGGCGGTATCTAGCCCGTCTGCATCCGCTCCGGCTCCGCCGAAGCTCAAGCTTCCCGCGAACCCGAGTGTGCTGATCGTCGGTGATTCGTACACCGAGGGTACTGGCGCTGGTAAGGAAGAGGACCGCTGGGCGAGTGTCGCTGCCGGCCTACTGAACCTCAACCCCCGTATCGACGGTGTTGGCGGCACCGGCTTCGCCTGGGGTGGCGGGAAAGCCAACGATCAAGGCCAGCAGTTCATCGTCCGGATCCGGAAGATCGCTGACGAGAAAATCATCAGCCCGGACGCTGTGGTTATCCAGGGCGGCCAGAATGACGTCCTGCTCAAGAACGATCCTGCCGTGACTAGGGCGGTCGTGGACACGGTCAATGAGACTAAAAAGCTTTGGCCCGCAACTCAGGTCCTCATCATGGGGCCGTCAGCGCCGGAGCCGAACGCCACCAAGTTCGCTTCCACCAGCGCCGCCGTCCGTGCCGGTGCGGCCACCGCGGGGGTGCCCTACATCGACGCGGACGGCGAGAACTGGTTTGACCAGCAGAACAGCGGCACGTACAACTTCGACGGGAACCACGTCAACACTGCCGGTCACCGCCTCATTGCTGAGAAGTTCGCGGAGCACTGGCGGGAACTGACAAAGCCTTAGCGCGGGCTGATCGCGGAAACGATGGAGTCCGCCATCAGGGAGTGCCCCTTGTTGGAGGGGTGCCCATCGCCCATGGCTTGCCCATAGCTGTTGATCTTGGCTGACTCGATTCGGGTGTTCAGGTCGATAACCGCGCACCCGTTGTCCAGGGCTGCCTGCCGAGTGATGTCCACGAACGTCTGCCACACGTCCGTGTAGGTGCCGATGTCCTCGTAATCGAGGATCAGGGCGATGGACGGCGCCAAGGTCGCGGAGTTCTTCACGTACCAGATGACATCGCGGAGGCGGGCATCGAACGTTGCCGGCGCTACGTTGGTGGTCCACTCGTTGATGCCCAGCTCGATCGTGACCAGATCCGGGTTGATGTTCCACAGCTTCCGCATGTCACCGTTGCCGGCGGCTACGGTCAGGTTGTCCTTGAAGTCGGACGCCTTCCAGCCGTGGTGCCCCGCGTCGTAGACCTGGATGCCCGCCGCCTCGTCGCCGTTGTATACGACGATGCCGGTCACGTAGGCAGCGGCGCCCGCCGTTGCACAACCCAAGGTGAGCGTGTGCGTCCCCGCGCTGAGGCTGATCCGCTGGAAGTTCCCGTCCTTGCCGCTGCCTGCCGTGGCGTCCGCCGTGACGAACGTAGTGGTGGCTCCTGAGTCGATCCGCCAAGAGATGTCGCCTGTACTGGTGCCCTTGACGAACATGATGTCGATGGACGTCCCGGACAGGTTTGGGATGGCCAGCTCTGACCCTGCCGGGATATAGAGGCAGCGTCCGCCGGGGCCGAAGTTGTACAGCTCGACGCAGCCGGCGGAGCGAGCCGGGTCAGTAATTGAAGGAGTGATGAAGAACGGCGGCAGGTAGCCGGTCCCGCCAGCCACTCCGGGCACCGGGAAGCGCTGCCGGATCAGGTCGCGTGAGCGGTCGATCCACCGGTTGCCCAGTGCGGTTGCGCCCGTCCCTTCTGTGAAGGAGTGCCCGATCCTCAGCCACTTCGCCGGGGCGAAGAACCGGTTAGCCAGGGCGGCGTGCCAGCGCCGGTAGGGGACAGGGTCCACGATGCCCGACGCGCCGGCGATGAGGTCCGGCTTGGACAGGTTCCACTTGGAAGCGTCAAACGAGGCCCCGGACGTGAAAGCCGTCTTGGCAGCAACGATGGTGTTGTTCGGGCTGAGGACGACTTCGCCAGCACCGTATGCGTAGTTGGCCTTCCACTTCGGCAGGGCCTGCGCTGAAATCTGCGTCCCAATGGTGGGCGAGAGATTCCAGTTAGCGGCGTTGAACGTAGTCCCCGACGTGTGGTTCGCGATGGACGAGACAACATCGCCATTTGGGCTCACGACTTTGTCCCCGGCGAGGTATGCCGTGGAGGCCTTCCAGCGCGGGACATAAGTGGCAGTAAGTTGACCAGCCGAGAGACGGTTCGGAAGGTTTCCGTCCGCTACTTTGACGGCCGCCGGCAGGGTGAAATCGTCCCCGACGGAGACAAGTCTTTGCGTCATGGGTCATGCTCCAATCAGGTAGAAGCCCGGGTTGTCCGGGTCGGGGGACACGGCGAGCGCCGGTTCCAGTGAGATGGGGTCAACCTCGATCAGATCGGTGTAGTTGACCGGGCCTGTGGCCGGGACCGTGAGGTAGCGGCGGCGGGATGGCTGGCCGACAAAGAGTTCAGTGACGCACCAGGACCATTGATCGGTGGATGGGTCCAGGTCCACGGACGCGGCCCCCATGACGAGCTGAATCGGGAACCCTGCGGGCAGGACCAGCGCGCCGCCGGCGCCGGTCCTGCGGGTGCTTGGTTCCCATCGCATGGAGCCCGCTGCTGGCACCAGCGAGCCGTTGGCGGGGACGTGGACCTGGATGTTCACGACGGTCACGGGGCGGCCTCCTCAGAAGGTGTAGAACCCGGGGTTTGCCGGGTCCGGGGTGATGGTGGGGCCGGCGAAGTAGTACAGGCCGGGCCGGTCAGGGTCCGCGGAGAGGCCGACGCCGCCGGCGCCCGCATCGACCTTCGCCTCAGCGATACCGATACGGGCGGCCAGCTGGGCGTCCGCTGCTTGGCCGGCGGCGATCAGGTCCTGCGCTTTCTGCGCATTCGCGGCAATGACGTTCTCGCCGTCTTTGGCCCGCTCGTTGCCGTCCGGCTTCAGGAAGCCGAGCGGGGTGGGGGTGATGGCCATGCATCCCTCCTAGGGTTTATGCCCGGTGGTCCGGGCCGTCCACGCGGGCAAGGGACTGGGAGGCGACGCGGGCAGCTTCAGCGGATGTGGCGGAGGCGGGGTTCACGGAGGCGGAGGAACTGTACAGGGGGGTCTTCGCGGAGCCGAGTACAGCGCGGGTCAGCCACAGTGGCAACCGCGGCTGGAGCCACCGCCACGCCGCGTACCAGGCGCCGATGACGACGGCGGTAACCGCGGAGGTCACGGCCGTGGTCACTACGTCGGACTGGCTGAGCAGGTAGCCCTGCAAGGGGGCCAGGGCTGGGAGCAGCAGCACTGCCCACGTGATGAAGCTGCCCCACAGGGACGGGATGACGGTCCGGAGGACCGCAGTGAGGAACTGGCTCACTTGGCTACCTCCTCGCGGGTAGCGACGAACTGGAGATCGGAGGAGCCCAGGGCAGCAGCGATGCTCGTGGTGCCCTTGATCTCGTTGGTGCGTGGCTCCCGGTAGGGGAACGGCGCGTTCACAGTGGCCTGGCCGGTGAGCTCTGCAACGTCGATGCCCATGGTGCCCAGGGGAAGGTTCTGCTCTTCGCCGTTCTTGAAGAGGTTCAGCTTCCCCTCCACGGCGAGCTTCTGCATGTCGGCCAGTTCTGCCGGGTCGGAGATGTGCCGGCGAAGGATGCCGTTGCCGATCCATACCTTGCCGTCGCCTACGGCGCTGTCTTTGAAGATCGTAGCCATGTCGTCGTCCTCTGCTTCCTGTGCTTGGGTGGTTGCTGCGTTGGTGATGGCGCCTTGCAGGACGATGCCTGTGGTGCCGAAGAGTGGTGTCGGGTCGACGCATCCGAAGATGATGCGCGGCCAGTCGGTGGAGTAGTTCACCGGGTCGGCCACCGTCACCACGTGCAGGTGTGGACCTACCTTCTCGGTCCGGGTCTTGGTGTCACCGGACTTGCCGATGTCCTGGGCTTCGGCCACGTGCATGCCGATGCTCACTTCGTCGTTGCTCGACTGGTGGCCGTAAATGTCGAACTCTTCGGCGCCGTCGGCCTTGATGACGGTGACAATGCCGGGGAAGTTCTTGTACATGCCCCAGCGGCGAAAGTACCCGGACGGTCCCCAGGAGTCGTCGCCGGGAAGGTCCTCGCCCCAGCCTGCGTACACCACGGTTCCGGCGCGCATGGCCCGGATGGGGGTTCCGACGGGGCAGGCGATGTCCACGCCGGCGTGGCCGTAGTGCTGGTAGTCGCCGTACAGCCAGACCAGGTACTCGACCTCCGTACCGTCTGGGCGGCCGACAACTCCTGCGGTGGCGAGGCCGGCGAACAGTTGGCTGATGGGGAACTTGGCGTCTACGGGCCTCATGGCAGGAGCCCTCCTTCTGCTGTGCACGTGTAGGTGGTGGATCCTGGCGGGTCGGGCACGCAGGTCTGCGTCCGGCCGGTTTGGTCTTTGAAGGAGAACTTGGCCGGCGGCGGGCCAGTCTCTCCTGGAGGACCCGGGACTGTTGAATCAGCGCCAGGGGCTCCGGGAGTACCCGGTTCCCCCTTGGGTCCTGTGCAGGCCCCGCTGCCGCAGTAAGCGGCTACCGCTGCGAACACGGCCTCAGCTGTTGGCCCTTGCCCGGGTTCGCCCTGCGGGCCAATACAGCGGCCGGAAGCGCAGTAGGTGGTGACGGCAGCGAGCATCATGTCCGGAGTCGGCGCCTGGGCGTCTTTGCCGTCAGCGCCCGTGGCCCCGGCCGGACCTTTGCAGCGCCCGTCAGCGCAGAACTGGGCAAAGGCTGCGGCTACCTCTTCCGGGGTTGGCTCCGCACCGTCCCGGCCGCGGCAGTTTCCGTCCGCGCAGTACTCCCTGAATGCCTGGACAAGTTCGGCCTGAGTTGGACCGGCAGCCACGGCCACGGGCGGGGTCTGCGGTGTGACTGTTGGCTCCTGCGCAGCCTCGGCCCATTTCTCGCACAGCTGCTGATCGTAGATCTCCATGTCGCCGGACCCGCACAGGGCCTGCCGTGCCTCGCTGGCGATCTGCTTTTTCTCGTCCTGCTGCGCTGCCCCGAACTGTGCGTTCTCCGCAGCGAGGCGCCCATTGGCGAGCGCCAGGGAAGCGGCCACGATGGTGACGGCGGCGAGCAACAGTGACAGGGCCGCAAGCAGCAGCTTCCAGCGTTTGTCAGACTTCCTGGACCGGGCCGCGGCGCGTGCAGCAGCGGCTATCTCCGGGTCGTTGTAATCACTCACTCGGTTCCTCCTCTGGCCATTCGGCCGGGACTGGATCGATGTGGTTGGCGATCAATTGCTCACGCCACTTTCCGGCCGCGCCTTTGATGCGCGACGAGTACCGGCGAAGGGCTGAGACTTCCGATTCGTGGGCCAGCCTCTCGCTCTCCTTCTCGGCTTCAAGGGTCGCGACACGGGCCTTCAGGAGTTCCTCCACCTTGACCTCCCGTCGTTCCCGTTTCTTGTCTGCCCGGTCGATGAGCTTCCATGCGCCGGCACCGAGAGCGGTGAACGCGCCCACAATGGCGGTGATGGTTCCTGCGTCCACACGTGTGGCCCTCCCGTGCTAGACGGCACTTGTCTGGTAATTGATTTCGAACTCCATGTAGTCGCCGTTACCGCCCGGGTACCCTGCCTCGCCTGGAGTTTTCACGGGGATCGTGGGCGCCCACACGGACGCTGAGGTCGAGGACCCGGCGAAGATCACCAGCGGCCGGATGATGCCGGCGCCGGTGACGTGGAAGCCGGTGCCCAGGGTGGCGTTCTCGCTGCCCGCGATGGGGTAGCCGGTCGGCAGCGGGCAGTACACCGCTCCGGTTCCCATGGCACCAGCGACTTTGTCGGGGTTGGCGGTGGTGCCAAACTTGGCCTTGGCGCGGACTGTGACGCGGTCACCGTTCACCCAGTACGTGCCGGTCAGGGATCCACCGGAGCCGAAGTCAGCGACGCCGGACCAGAGCGGGGTGTAGGGTACGCCTCGCTGTGATACCCAGGCTGAGCCGTCCCACCATTCGAGGGTGCCGCGGAAGTCCAGTCGGCGGACGGTCATGCCGATGAACTTCCCGGTTAGCGCATCGCGTTGCGCCTGGTTGTTGACGGGAATGATGACGTTGGCGGTTTCCCCGAAGGTCTCCATGTCGTCTGCGAGGTTGTACGGGTCGCCGTTGGTGAAGACCTTGATGCCGTTTTGCAGGGTCTGCATTATGCTGTCCAATCCATGTCGAGCTTTCCTGATTCGGGGTCTTCCAGCCGGGACTGGAACCAGACGTAGTCGCCGCCTGCGATGCTGATGCCGCCGCCGGCCGCGATGATGGGCCCGACTTCGTTGGGGAGGGTGATGATGTGTGCGTCCTCGTTGGGCTGTACGGTCACCACGTAGGGGCCGGCCACCCGGGCAACGTCCCCTTCCGGCCGGTACGGGCTGGTGTGGGCGTAGATGTTGACTGTGGCGGGCGCGTTGTAGTTGCCAGCCTTCAGGCGCTTGGGGAGCCGGAAGCGGACTCCGGTTGTGGTCTTCCCTGCGAGCTCGGGGCGGGGCGGGCCGTAGAACCAGGAACCGGTCAGCGTGGTACCGGCCCAGAACCCGGAGTAGATATGTTCTCCGCCGCGCTGGGACAGCGCCCACCGGCCCCACCCGCCGACGCCGAAGGTATCCGAACCGATGGCAGACAGAGACGTGGACCCGTTCCCTGCTGGACCGGCCACGGGCGGCGGGGCGACTGCGGCCGGGGGCGGCGTGCTGGAGGCCACCTTGCCGATCACCGTTGGCGTTGCCGCGTCCCACGTCACATACACGGGATCACCGGGGGAGTAGGACCCGATGAACCGGTCAGTGGTGTACTTCACGCCGTCTGACCCGGTGAACACCAGCTGCGTTGCGACTCCAGCTGGAATTACTGTGACCACCGTGCCGGTACTGGGCCTTGGCTGGTCGGTGTAGCCCCCGATGACCAGGGCCGCGTACTGGCCGCGGCCCTCGTTCGATACGTCCACCACGATGTTGCCGCCCTGGAGGGGCTGGATGGGATCCAGCCAGCGGCAGCCGACAAGCTTGCCGTTGATGTTTGCCCACCAGGTGGAGCCGTCGTGATACGCCGTGCCGTACGTGCGTCGGGTGCTGCCCTCCGGGATGGCTTCCAGTGTGTGCTTGAAACCGTCCAAAGGCGGGCCTCCTAGGGCAAGTCGTTCCAGGTCAGGTCTGGGAGGGAACCCCAGGTGCCGGGCATCCGGTCCCACGTCAGTTCGGGCAGGTCACCGGTGAGGTGGTCCGCCCACTCCGTACGGGACAGCGCGGTGAGGATGTCGGAGTAGGAGCAGGACACGGTCAAGCTGGTCTGCCCAGGGACGTTCGTTCCTTGCCGGCTGATCTCCGTGATGGTCCCCAAGAAGTAGGCGACATAGCCTTCGGGGAGCGGATACCCAACCTCGATGCGGTCACCGGCTTGCAACTCCGGCCTCGGGCTGACCTCCACCCGTAGCTCGATGGCGATACCGGCGAGGAACTCTTCGCGCATCTGCCGGGCATACGCCCGTGCCTGGTCGTAGGTGGTGATCATCTCGGAGGAGTAGAACGTCTGCGCGCGGCCGTGGTCCCCGCCGAACCGCAGCGGGCCCGTGTCTATGGAGACCGTGGCACGGACAGGGGCGCCGTTCGCTTCGTCCTTGCCCTCCACAACCCATCGGTTGTACAGGCCATCGATGGACTGCTTCCGGGAGACCGAGACCATGCAGTTTCCCGGCTCGACCCGCCACACGGGGGCAGTCGTCCGGGGGTAGATATGGCACTCACCGTCCCCGCCCATCCGGTACCTCGCCCCCACCCGGGTCAGCAGATCCTGACAGGCGTCCAGACGCTCCCGGTCAAACACCAGCAGCCGGGAGACCCCAACGTCCGCTACGCCGTCGTCCACCACCGTGGGGAAGTAATCGCGCGTGAGGCGCTTGAACTCCCCGACGGCCGTCGCCAAGGGCCCAGGCGATTCCGGTCCCTCCAGTTTGTCCCGGTCCGCGTTGAACGTCAGGTCTACCGCCTCGAGCTTCACGACGGCGGCGACGACTGGACGCAGCCGCTTATGCGGGCCCGTCTTGGAGTCCGGTACGTCAAGGCCGTACTCGTCAATTTCGCGCCAGTCCACAACCTCTGATGGTTCATTGCTGGTGATGCGGAACCGGCCGAAGTTGATGGCCCCGGCCCCTCCCACCCGGTAGATGACATAAAGCTGGGTGCCGCCCACACCCAGAGGATCATCGAAACGCCATGCGCCGAGGGAGCCGGTGGGGTCAGCAATGGTCACGGAGAACTGCTGCTTGACCTTCTGGGAGTCCGACGACGTGTCCCGCTCGGACCAGTCGATAACGTCCAGTGGTTCGCTGATGATGAGATTTCCGCCGCGCCACGCCCACACTGTGATGGTGTCGGCTGGGCGGGAACCCTCCAAGGCTTGGAGCGTGGCTGGGTCAACGGGCCGCAAGGTCACCCTCCAATCGGGTTCTTCAGGTCGTCAAGGTACGTCCTACCCGCCATAAGATCCTGCTTCTGCTGGTAGGTGGACATCAGCATGGCCACATCCCCGTAGGTGAAGATGGCCGTCAGCACACGGATGGCAGGTGCCGCAACCACATCGGACACGATGTCCCACCAGGTGAGATTCCCACCGAACTGCACATTCACCGGCAGCCTGGTTACTTTGCCGTTCGCCAAGTGCATGGCCCCCTCGAGACCCATGTCCCCCCATTCGGGGAGCGGCCGGAACACTAGTTGCGCGGTGTCGTCGACCAACTTCTTCAGCCTGGCGTTCTGCTCAGCAGAGCGGGTGGCAACCGACGTGTCCAACCCCCTCTCCGCCATCCGCTCACCGATCAACGCCATTGGCTTCTTGGCGCCCATGATCCTGTAGATCGACATGTCAGCCTCGCGCTCCAAAGCGGCGAGCGCAGGGGAGCGAAGGTAGATGTCATTGTTGTCGCGCCGCTGCCCGACGAGAGGAACCGAAGACTGGGGGACCAGGGCGTCTTGCAGCCATCCCGTCGTGGACGGCAGGATGACTGGGGCGGAGGTGGTGCGCGAGGCGCCCAGCGGACCGCTGAGCACCTCCACTTCATACTGAACGTTCCGCTGAAGCGGGCAGTAGTAGTCCACGACGTAGGCCGCGTCATTCAGGGCCACCCTGCGGTAGCCCGGGACCGGGTTGCGCGCCCCGTCCGCGAGCTGCCACACGGTGACCACGGATTCGCCCACACCAAGGCCGGTGATGGTGATCCCTGCCCGGTCGCAAGGGGCGTCCATTAGGGCTTCCACAGTTACAGCTACCACGGTCTACCTGCCGCCTTTCCTCATGAGTCGGGATTGACTGTCTGCGGCCTTCATCGCGGCGCCAGCCGCTTGCGTCGCAATGCCGTGCACCTTGCCCAGGAACTCACCGGAATCTAGGTAGAGGTTGCCCTCAAAGGCCGCAGGAGCAGCGGCGGTTGGAGGTGCGTATCCGAAGGATTGAGCGGCGTACTCGCGCCCACCGTTCGTGAACCCCGGCAGTTTCGGGAAGGTCCCGGCGTTGATCGCCGCGAGCTCCCTGTCAAAGCGCTCCGAAGAGTTGCCGTTGATGATCCATTCCCCACCGTCCAGACGTGCACGTGGCACCCCGGCAGAGTCGATTCCGAGGATGCCGTCAGTAACCTCAGTGCCAGGCCCTGTCGTTGGGAGTCTGCCGCCGTCCGCAAGCGCCGGGATCCGCCCACCCGTCGCACGCCGCAGCGCCGTCATGGACGGGTCATCACCAAAGCCGTCCGAACCCCCCTTGACCTGAGTCTCAATGCTCTTGATGGTCCGCTCGACAATGGTGACTGTGGAGACTTTGCCATCTAGAGCATCAGCCTTACCCTTGATGCCTTCGAGTGTCTGGCTGGCCTTGTCATTCACCCAAGTGTTGATCGGGATGTCTTTGGGGATACCCAAGGCCTTGCGCGCCATAGTGTCTGCCGCGTCGCCAGTAATGCCAAGCTGGCCGGCGGCGCGTATCAGGTCGTCATAGCTCTGCTGAAGGGAGCCCTGCAACTGCTCCTGAGCGGCGGCAGCACCCTGCGTTGCGTAGGTCTCAGCCGCAGTTGCTTGGGCGGACGCGATTGCCGCCGACGCAATGTTGTTGTAGGCCGACTGGTTAGCCCGGCCCTTCTCCGTGTTGATGTCCAGACTCGTGCCGTTCTTCTGGACGGACTCAGTCATCGCATCGATGGCGGCCTGGTAGCTGATCGCGGCGTTTGAAGCGGACAGGCTAAGCAGGCCGGCGTTGAAGAGGGTCTGCGTCCACTTCTCAATGTCGGTAACCGCACCTTGGGCCGAGAGCCCGACGTCCTCAAGCGCCTTCTGAATCGCCTCTTGGTCAGCCGCCGACGCCTGAGCAGCCCCGCCGGCTCCTTCGAGAGAGCCCTTGACTTTGTCGTTCTCAGCAGCGCTTTCAGTGGCCGCCGCTTCGGCCTGCTTCAGGGCATCTGCGTACTGCGGGAACTTGGTCTTCAGGTCATCAATGCTGACGCCCTGATCCTCGGCCGCTTTCTTGACCCGATCAAAGGTCTTCGCTGCGTCTTCAGCTTTACCTCCGGAGACCAGATCCGCGAGCCCCTTATCCAAGCTCGTGAACTGGTCGGCAAGGATCTGCGAGGACCCCTTCAGGCCGGTGACCATATTGACGACGTTCTCACCAAAGTCATTGAACTGCTGACCGGCGTCCCTATTGAAAGTCCGCTTGATGGCAGATTCAATGCCCGTAACGGTGTTGATAAGATCGCCACCGTTGCGGTCCTGGAAGACTTCGTCCAGGGACTTTGTCGCGGCCGGACTGTTGGTTGCGACATCAGCGAGCGCCTTGGAAATGCGGCCCATGCCAGTGTCGATCTTTGACATGTAGTCGGCCTCGGCCAACTTGCCCAGCAGCAGGCCAGCGGTAGCAAAAGCGCCGAGGGCTTCAGCCCCCTTAGCTGCCTTGTCCATGGCCGTACGTGCCTTGCCGCCGGCCGGGGCCAGATCGTTCAGGGCGTCCCGCGTGTCGCGGATCTTCGGGATCACCGTGATCAGGCCGCCAGCTACAAGCGCTGCGCCACCAACAAGGGTGGCAATCCCTACACCGGCGTTGAGAACCGGAGTTGGGATCTTGCCCAGCCAGTCCACTACGCCTTCGAGGCCCTGCACCATGCCGCGCAGAACCTCGTTGGCGCCGGAGCCAGTCTGAATCAAGACGGTATCGAAGGACCCGCCCAGCTTCTCCAGGTCGCCGGCAAGGTTGTTCTGCATGCGCTTTGCAGTGTCCGCGGCGTAGCCGTAGTCATCGACCGCGGCTGTCATCTCGTGGACGCCGGCGGCGCCATTCTTGTACAGGGTTTGGGCGGCGCCGAGAGCTTCGTTGCCGAAGATCTGAGCAAGTGCCGCGTTCCTGGTCATCTCATCCAGGCCGCCCAGGCGCTCTTGCAGAACCTTGCCTGCGCCGTCGAGACCGACGAACTTGCCCTCGGCGTCCTTGAAGGAGATGCCAAGGGAGTCCATCAGCTTCTGGGTGGTGTCGGCCGGCTTGACCATTGCGACAAGCATGGCCCGCAGCGCGGTACCAGCCTTTTCACCTACGATGCCGGCCTTGGCAAACATCGCCAGGGTGCCCGTAGTCTGCTCAATGGATATGCCGAGCCCGGCAGCCGGCACGCCAGCATAGGAGAGCGCCAAGCCCAAGTCCTGCACCGAACCCTGCGCCTTGCCCGCACCGGCCGCGAGCAGGTCAGCGATGTGAGGGAGGTCCTTACCCTTCAGGCCAAACTGCACCATGGCCGAAGCGGCGATCTCTGACGCGTCGCCAACATCCAGGGCGCCCGCCGCAGCCAGTGCGAGAGTGCCGTTTAGACCACCGCTAAGGATGTCAGATGTGCTGACGCCGGCCTTCGCCATCTCTTCGATCGCGCGGCCAGCATCCACGGCAGAGAAGGCCGTGTCGGCACCGGCATCAATGGCTGCTTTGCGCAGCTTGGCCATATTCTCAGCCGTCTCGTGCGTGGCTGAATCCACAACCGACATCTGCTTGTCAAAGTCCGAGTAGGACTTGACCGCAAGGCCGATGCCAGCGAGAGTTGCAGCGCCCACTACAGTGGCGATGCTCCCGACACGCTCCAACGCCTCGCGACGCTTCTCTGTCGCTTCAGCGGCCTTCTTCTCAGCCTCAGCAGCCGCCTTGGCCGCGGCCTCAGCATCCTCACCAGCAGCTACCGCGGCGCGCCCGGCAAGGTACGCCTCCGCGGAGAACGTTTGCAGTCCGTGCGTGGCCGCCTGCTGAGAGCTGACAGCCTTGCCGTTCATCGTGACAAGTTGACCAGTGTTGTCGTATTGGAGCCCTACAGCCTTGGCAGCCTCATGATGCGCGAGGCCCTGTGCCTTGACGTCCTCGGCAGCCTGGTCAGCGGCCTTGCCCGCGCTATCAGCAGCCTTCTTCGCCTTTTCGTTGGCCTGCGCGGCCGCCTCCATGGCCTGCTTGTAGCCCTGAATTTCGGCGCTGTATATAACCTTGACTCGGCGCTCCACTGGCTACCTCCACTATTCGGGTGTGCTGCGCTGCGGTATGCTCGCGGGCATGACTACTCAGGGGGATGTACATAAAAGGCGCGGCGCGTTGGCCATGAAAACCGGGCTCGCTCTACTCGTTTTCGGCACCGTGATTGCGCTGGCCGCAGCAGGGGAGAACGGCAACCCGCAGCTAAACGCCTTCGCGGTTGTCGTCGCCTTCGCCGGGTTCATCACTCTGCTCATCGGCATCGGGAAGTGGCGCGAACGTCCTGCGCGTGATTAGCTCGTCGTCAATCTCGGTCGCGTAGAACCGCTGCCCAGGCTCAGGCTTGAAGCCCTTCTGCCCGGTGTGCTCTTCGATTGCCGCCTGCCGGAAGCATGTTGTCTCAGCGACTTGGTACAGCCCGCGGTTGGCCTCGTTGCGGCACTCGTGCTTCGGCGCGCCGCACTCACACATGCCATCGAGGTAGAGCGTGTAGGCGAATTCCAGCAGCCGGTCCTTCCACTCAGGCAGTATGCCTGGAAGATAGTCGGACGGCGGCCGCTGGTAACGCTCAGCAGTCTTGAGCGCTGCTACTACTCGCCACCATCGCCCTGTGTAGAAGGCTTCGGCAAAAAATCTGCGCTCACAGACGGCATCGCCTCGCACGCTTCGTGGTAGCGGGTCACGACCCGGGAGAACTGCACCTCACCGATCCGGGCCGCCAGCTTCTCAAGCTGCTCCGGAGTGAACTTCGGGGAGACAATGGCGTCAGCTAGGGCGACGGCGCCGCGCTGCTTGGGAGTCAGGCCCGGGACCGCCAGAACAACCTTCTCCCGCTCACTCTCATCCCGGCCTTCAATCCGGATGGTCAGCGCAGAGTCATGGAACTGCTGCGCCAGGCGGGCGTACTCGGCGCGGAGCTTATCCGACTCCGACAGTTCCCCGAGGCGCCGTTCGTCAACGGACTCAGAGCCTCCGTCAAGGTCTGCGTTCAGGATCTTCTCTTCCAACGCATCGAGGTCCGCGATCAGGCCGGCGCGCTGATAGATGGTAACGCTACGGACGGGGCGCTCCGCGCCGCTGATCCAAGCATCAACGTCAAATTCCTGAGGTGTGGTCATGGTTTAGGCTCCATTTCTATGGGTGCATAGGCTCTGTGAAGTGGGTTGAAAGGGTGGCGGCGCGGAGCCTAATCACGCGCCGCCACCAGTCTCATCAGGAGGCTGCGATGGATACGAACGGGTACCCGGCCTGTACCTCACACGGCACGCGGTACTTGATGAACCCCGTACCGTCCGTGCGCTGGGCGTTGTCCGGGGTGAACTCGGCGGCGAGGTAAACCTCATCCGACGCAGCCCAGTCCTCGGTCGCTTCCTTGTCCGTCTGCCGTGCCAGGGCATAAAGCTCAACGCCCTTTTCCTTGACAGCAGCCCAGCCGGTTTCGCTGGCTGCGTCGAAGCCGCCGGCGGTGGCAAACTTCCGCCACAGGGTGAAGCCAAGCTGGAAGTTCGAAGCGCCGATGGCGTTGGCGTTACCGCCGCGGCCGAGGGGCTTCTCAGCAACCTTGTCGGAATCGACAGCGCCGAACGTGAAGTCGTTAGACAGCACGTCCAACGACAGGTCAATGCCAGCGTTCGCCTCGGTCGCGGTCACGCTCGGCCAGTTCGCCGGCTTCGTGGTCAGGACAGTGAACTTCGTCTTGCCATCAGCAAGTACGCGAGCTCCACTCATGGTTAGGACTCCTTCTTAGTGTCGGCCTTAGCCGGGGTGGACGGCTTCGCAGCGGAAACCTTCTTGAACTGGTCGGGGAACGATTCCAGGTAATGCTCAGGAACGGTCTGAATCTCGCCGTTATTGTTTTCGACGTCGATGAACTTCGCCATTGCAGCCTCCATGGATGAAAAAAGCGCCCTTACCAGGCGCTTGATTGTGGGTTGGGTTACAGCTTGTGTGAGATGAGCAGGAACTCGTCCACCGCAAAGGTGGGATTACCCCCGCCGGTTAGGGTTACGTCCCGGTCCACCTGGCCGTCTAGCAGGACGGACTGGCGCAGCGGGTCCGTCCGCCACCCCTCGACAATGGGCGACTTACGATTGAGGGCCCTTCGCGTGTTGCGAGCGATGATGAGCATGGAGTCACCGTTCACTCCCACGTAGGTGGCCCTGATCCGCAACGACAGCAGGTTAGGAACATCCGCCAGCGAGTCTCCATCCTGGGCGCCCGACGACTCGTTCCCCAGATCGCCGCCAAACATGACGTAGGGATAGCGGGGGAGCACTATCTTTCCGGATGCGTCCCGCTCTTCGGCCTTCCACATGTAAGTCTGGATCGTTGGCGGAAGGAGGGCCTTGATCGCATCGTAGTGTTCCTTGATCACAGCAGCCCCTCTGTGGCCCGGTACGCGTACTCATAGAAGTTGGGAGCTTCTTCCAACATTGCGTCCTCAGGGTTTCTGACGGTTCCTCCACCCCGTGATGTACCGAAGTAAGCGATCCCGGCAAGGGATGCGGCTCCTCCACCGGAGGGCCCAATTTCCGCTTCAATCACACCGTCTCCACCGAACTCATGCACCTTCAAGTCATAGTCGATGGTTGGTGCCACCTTTTTGAAGCTGCTGGACTTTCTGGCATCCGCCTGCATGATCTTCTTGGTGTTCACTGCCGACTTCGCGACGACGCCCCTGACCTTTGGGACCATGAGCGCGGGAACCGCAAGGAAGTCTCGGGACAACTTGTCCTGATCGGATGTGTCAGCGCTCATAGGATCTCCTCCACAGGTAGCCGTGATGCGGTCTCCAGACTGTCAGGAGTGAAGCCATCCACCTTGTACTGCTTCCCGACTGTAAAGGCGGTGTGCCTCGTGGCCGTCAGAGTGACAACGTCACCGTCCGCCACATCTGCTGAGTTGGCGGGAATCTTGACGACCCTTGCCACGACAGTAAAGGAATGCTCACCCGCCTCAGGTTTGGCCGCCACAGTATCCTTGGTCTTCACCTCGCACTTGCCTGAGTAAACCTGCTCGCCCGGCTCGTTGGTAACCTGGCCCGTATCCGGGTCAGTCACTGTGGCGCCAGGGCGGGTTATGAGGCATTCATCCACCATTAGGCGTTCGGCGGCCCGCCTGCCCCGTGCAAGCATCGCGCCCTGCCTCACAGCGAGCCCCCGACCGTCGCGCCACCGCCAAAGCGTTTGGCGAGGCGCTGCCGAGTCCGCTCCGGCAGGGTCATCTCCGTGATGGCCTCGACTTCCTCACCGGTTGCGTACGCCTCCCGGTAGTCGTCGATCGCGAAGGACGACAACCTGCCGTTGTTCAGGGCCAGCGCGTCGGCACCGTCCTGGGCAGCGAGTAGACCGGCGATCGTCATCCGGGCCACCAGATCCTTGATGTCCGCGGGGACGAACGGCAGCCCATGGGTGTAATCCACCGTGACCGTTTCGAGGCCGTAGGTTGACCAGCCACGGGGCAGGTACAGGCCTGCGGTTATGCGCGTCCAGCCTGTGACCGCCAAGCCACCGATGAACACGGAATGGACCTCTGTCACCGGGAGCCCCGGAAGACGGAGGACCCGGGACGGCATGGCCGGAATATCGACCACCGAACGGGTTTGGGCGATAGGTGACCCGGCGGCCTCAATGACCGCCTCCGATGCAATTTGAATCATCATCTCGACGCGAGGCCCATCGAGATCGATGCCCGCGCCGTACTGCACCAGGTCGGCTTTGCTGATCAGTTCAGCCACCGGGCCACCTACTTCCTACTCGTTCGGTTCGCCCTCGGGGTTGGCGGGCGGGGTGCTTGCACCCTCTCCGCTGTTTTCGCCGTCGCCGGCGTCCGAGAACAGGGCGCGAATCTCGGTCTGCTTCAGGCCGTTGATGTCGTCCTCGGTCTTGCCGTTGGCGAGGGCGTATGCTGCCCACTCCTCACGGCTGGCGTTGCCCCGGGGCCGGCCGTCCGTGCTGGCGTCCAGGTCCGGCTTGGGGACCACGTCGGAGACGGAGTTCCCAACCGGGTAGATGACCGCTGGGGAACCCTCGGGATTGAGGACTACCTTCGGGTCCACCCGGTTCAGCAGCTCGTCCTCAGACGCGCCGCCGGCCAGCTTGGCGAAGCCATCGCGGACCAGGCCGCGGGCCATCTCCACATCAACGTCCAGCTCGACCCCTGACGGGCCCACGATGCGGGGGCTCATGCGGCGGTCCAGTGGGCGACTGCGGTCGGGCGGACAACCTTGCCGCCGTAGACGTGGAGGCCACGCATGCGGTCGGCAAACTTGTTCTGGGCCCGCATCGCTTCCGTCTTCTCGATCTGGGAGACGTAGGCGAGCGCGGACTTGTGGAAGGCCACGATGGAGGGCTTGTTGACCGTGGGCAGGTTCTCGGAGCCGAAGCCGTCGAAGCCCAGGATGCGAGGAAGCTGGGCTTCCTGGAGGCCGGCAGTGGTGCCGGACGTGTTGGCCTGCATCAGCTTGGAGTCGTTCTCTTCCAGGAGGGCGGAGAACTCGGCGTTGGCGACGAACACGCGCTCACCCATGGGGACCTTGGCCTTGTTGAGGGCCTTGCGGAGGTCACGGATGACGTTCCATGCGGTCTTCGCGTCGGTCGCTGCGGCGCCCGGCGTGACGGCGGTTCCCTGAAGGAACAGCAGCGCGGCGAGGAACTTGTCCGAGTCCTCCACCAGACCGGCGGCTGCCGAGTCGGTGTAGGGGGTCAGCTTGCCCGCGGCCTGGACACGGTCGATGTCATCGACGTAGAAGTCGAAGTTCTTCTCCTGGTTGATGAGGAGATCGATCGTGGTGTCAGTGATCTCGTCCGGGGTGGTGGTGCGGGGGAGGGTTCCGCCGGCGCCGTCCGGGAGTGCGCCGGCCTTGTAGTCCTTCACGGCAACGTCAACGACGCCGCTGATCTTGACCGTGTTGCCGGAACGGGCTTCGCCCTCGTACTCACGGTTGGCCAGGCCAGCGAAGATTGCCGTCTGGCGGAAGCTGACCAGCATCTTGGCCGACCAAAGGGTCGGGATGAAATTGGCAATAGCCATGGTGCTCTGCTTTCTTTTGCGTTTGGCGGTCGGGGTGGATTACCCCTGGACGCGGCCCTCGTCGTACGCCTTGGCAATGGCCTCCGGCGACATCTTTTCAAGGTCCGCTTTGGTCAACTTCGCCTTCTGCTTGGGCTTGCCCCGGGCAGAGTCGAACTTGGTTGCGCCGCCTTGCGCGGCAAGATACGGGTTCTCCTCAAGGAGTGCGCTGATCGCTTCCGCGATCGCGTCCTCATCAACGTTCCCGTCTTCATCAACCTCAAGGTCGTCAAGGTCGATCAGTTTGACGGCGAGCGCAGGGTTGGCCAGCTTGCCGGCTGCCGCTGCTTTCACCTCAGAGCGCAGGATGCGCTTGTTTGCTGTGGAGAGGGCCGCCTCGGTCGCTTCCCGCTTGGCGTTCTCGATGGCCTGCTCGTCCGCGGGCTTGCCGGCGTTGGCCTTCTCAGCCTTGAGCTGGGCGGCTTCTGCCTTCGCGCTGCGTTCTGCCGCTTTGGCGGCTTTGACTCTGGCCTTCATGGCGTCCAGGGCGCGCTTGCCCTTGTCGCCAAGGTCCTCGGCGCCGTCGTCGGAATCGTCGGTACCGTCTTCGCCCTCCTGACCGCCGTCGTTCTCGGCGTCCTGGTCGTCGGCGTCGTCGTTCTCGTCGTCTTCGCCGTCACCGTCCTTCATTACCGCGTCCCCGAAGGTGGCGTAGTGGAAGGCCAGCAGCTGCGCGACAGCACCGGGGGCGGTCATGTCGATTCCATGCAGGAGTTTCTTGGGCATGTGGGACTCTCCGTTTCTCGCGTTGCGCGATCAATGGTTGGGAGGCTGGGCCGATTGCCGGTCAGCCGTTGAGTCAGTAGCGTCCGGAGAATCCCCGGGCGCCGCCGACTACGGGTCCGTCCGGCACTTGGCCGGCGGGAGTTATGTAGCCGTACTCCTCGAGCAGGGCTTTCGCCCGCTCGGGTGTTTTGGCTCGTTTGTAGATCTCCTCGGGCATCATGCGCTGCCGTACAGAGACGCCGTAGCGTTCCGATCCCTTGCGGTCCCGGGTGACTTGCTGGGATCCCCAGTAGCCGCGGCGCGTGACGCCCTCGCGGGTGACCTGGGAACCGCCGGCGGTGGTGTACATGCCCTGGCGTGCATTGACTACCTGCGAGATGTCGGCGCCATCGCGGATGGCCTTGGCGCCGGCCTTGGTGAAGACCCTGTCCTGCTCGGCGTGCGGCAGCGATCCGAAGTACTCGTATGGGTCCGTTGTCACGTCCTCGGCCGCTGATTCCGCGGACGGGATGTGCCGGCAGTCGCAGCCGGGGTGGCGGGCGAAGCCCTGGTTGTATTTGAACCATTTGCCGGCCAGAACGGTGCAGCGCGAGCATGACGGCGGGTTGAGCATCCTCACCCACCCCGCGGGCCGGTCCCGGCTCGCCATGACGACGGCGCCTGAGTTCCTGGCAGCGTCCGCGATCTGCATCTGCGAGCGCAGGAGCAGGTCGTTGAGGCCGCCGCCCATGGCCCGGTCCAGCGTCAGGCCTCCGCGGATACCTCTCAGCGCCGTGAAGGCAGGGGCTGAGAGGGTGCCTGCGAGGTCAAATGCGGGCGCGTCGGGGGTGAGTGGGTAAGCGACGCCGGCGAAGGCCGCAGGCACAGCCTGCGGGCCTCGGGTGTCCAGCCGCTGCGCCGCCAGAGCCGCTGCCATGTACCCGGTTCCGTCTTCCGCTGCCGCCAGCTGGGTGGCAGTGACGATACGGACGGCCTCGGGCAGCGCTTCCGTCCACGACGCGAGGATGTGGCGCCGGTCCACCCCGCGCCAGAGCGCCAGCAGCTTGCCGGCGGCCTGGGCTTGGAGGACCTTGCCGTACTCGTAGTGGACGTTGGCCAGATCAAGCGCCGATACCATTCGGGATCCCCGTCTGCATGGCGCGCTGCGCCGCGAGGAGCGGGTCAGCCTGCTGCTCTTGCTGGATCATCTTCATGATCCGGTCAACCTCGGCAGGGTCGGTGACCAGCTTCTCCGCGATGTACTCCATCGGGAAACCAGCGCCGCGGAGCTTCGTGGCCACGTCAGCCATCTGAGCGTCCGAACGATACTGGACGTTCGCCCAGATGAGCTTGCCCGCGTTGATCGCTGTGATGCGCTGGTCATTGGCACCCATGGCCTTGGCCATCAGCCGCTTGGTCTTCTTCAGGCCGCGGCCCGCGTAGGTGATGCGTTCACCAGTCTTGGAGACCAGACCCGCCTCAGCGATGTTCAGGGACTCCGCGGCCGTGTTCACCATTTTCGCTACCAGGTAGTGCGGTGGGGTCCTGGTCTGCGCGGCGATGTGCTCCACCAGCTGCTCGATGACCTTGGAGAAGACGTCCAGCGATGCGGCCGTCCACTCCTCAATCGAGGCATCCTTGCTGGGGATCCACAGGATGCGCTCTTTCATGAGCTCGTCCAGCTCGACATCGCGGTACCCGGCGACTTGGCCGTCTTTGTTCAGGATTGGAACCTTGGGCAACTCGGCGCCGGTCACCACACGGGCCGGCAGCGAGGCTTGGTCCAAGGCGTTCAGCAGGTAGGCCCAGATCAGATTGGCCGTGTCCTGGAGGCCCATGACGCCGTCGATGTCCGAAATTGGCTCATCATCCAGCAGTGTCTGGTTCCGCAGCTCCGAGAGGGGCATCTCGCCCAGCGGGTTCAGTTCAACCTCAACCTCCGGGTTCCTCAGTTCCCAGCCGCCGTTGAGATCAACTGCCGCGCCGTTGCGCTCGTGCCGGTCCTGGCTCGTCTTCCGCTTGAACTTGAAGATCTGGTTCGGGCCCGCATACAGCGTGGCGTAGTCCATCTGGTCATCCGCCCAGGCCACCAGCCCAGCACGGTCTATGCCCGTTTCGGGGTCGGTGTCCACAATGGCGGAGTCGGGGTGCTCCCAAGTAAGACGGGGCATACCGTCCGGGCTGTTCGCCGGATGCACCAGAGAGAACGCGCGGGCTGCCACACCGAACAGCAGGAACGCTTCAGAGGAGCCTGCCTCGCCGTCGTTGGTGATCCATGCCCGCTCAAGGTCCCTGTCTACACCGGTGGCCTGTCCGTATGGTCGAAGGCCCAGCAGGTTCATGCGCTCCGCTGGGGCCTGCGCCACGGGCATGCACCAGTTGTCCGAAAACCCGGCGTACTGCTTCTCGAAGTACTCCGCAAACTTGGGGGACGCGAAATGCAGCTTCCCCGTCTCGCCCTTGAAGTACTTGATCCGGCTGTCAATCTTCGGCCGGCGGGAGTTGAGTTCGCGGCTCAACTGCTCGGTCTTCCGCTTCGCCTGGTCAAGTGTCAGATCCACGCTGTCACCCCCACTTCGTACTTGTGCCCGTGTGGATCACGGACTGCCGCTGTGTAAGCGAGCTACGGACAATGCCATCAAGGCCCGTCACGGCGGCTTGGAAGCCGTCAATGCGGGTGCTGGACTTCTTACGGTTCGGCTTCACAGGGCGGATGTTGTCCAGGTCGTCGGTCTTGACCTCAACCACGGACGCCATCCACTTCATGGCAGGGTTGCCGTCCCAGCCCATCGTCTTTGACCGCCACAGACGCTCCATCTCTTTCGCCGCGGGGGAGAGCCCGTAGAAGGTCTGAGCCACCGGAGCAATCTCGATGCCGCTGAGTTCCTCGTCCAGTTCCTGAACCAGCTGGCCTGCGAACATTCGGTCATAGGAGACGCGCTGCATGTCGAAATGCCGGCAATCACCGATCACGGCGGACTTCACCGCCGAGTAGTCGATGACATCGCCCTCAGTGG